GATCGATCCTCGTATCTCGAGCGCATCCTTGGTGGGGAGCCACAACCCCCGGTCCACGTTCAGTGCCTTCAGATAAGCAGCGACGCTTGCCAAAGGCGTCTTGGCACTGAACTGGCGTGGACCGGGGGTGGGCAATTTCAACCTCCCCGGACTCATTGTCTTTGGTGTACACGGTCGATACTTTCCTCCCATGCTCCAGAACAGTTGGTGACTACGCATAGCCACGTAGCGACTGATAGCATGGTAAGACACGGGCGTGACCAGGTCACTAGGAGCAGCCTCAAGAGGCAAGTACGGTGCACAAGTGCTGTACTTCTCCGCGACCATCGCTCGTGCCATCTCAAACAGTCTTGGGTCGACTGGAGAGAAGAAAGTATCGATCCGTGTAATGTTCTTAAAGGGACCATCGTTGGCTTTGTCAGCCAACGCAAACAAACTAGCGCGAACGGGCTTGGGTATAGAGCGCATCCCTTTCCCGGGATGGCCAAGACCGCCGAGAACTGTCGGAAGTTCAGGTGGTCGACCCAAGCGCCGCGCCTTGGCGCGCACATGTTTGTTGAGGACTCGGGCGACACGCCGCAGTGCTTGCCACTGCGGAGCGAAGAATTCTTCGCCCTTGTCCATGGTCCCATAACCGTCTCTCTGGAATTGCTTGAGGGGATACGGGTTGAAATACCGGACTCGACCAGTACCACGGTCAATAAGACCGAAGACTTCACAGAAAGTGAAGCCACGGGTCCCGTAGAAAGACTTCCCCACATGCAATTTGGAGCCAACACTCTCGACTCTTTGAGAGTATTGGTTTATCCGTGGGGGTGTGCAGAGCGAGACAACGTCATCTCCGACGATGCGTGTCTTCGGGCCAAGTGGGCTCGCACACCAGCCGTTGATTATCGACAAGAAGCTGAAGGACAAAGGCGTCCCCATAAGAATACCCCGGTTCATGGGTATTTCAACAGTCTTGTCTTTCACGATAACCATCGGCGACAAACCACGGATCTCCACCAGGTCTGCAGCCCCGAAAGCAGACAGAGGGTACTCGACAAAGTGCAGCCTGCCACCGACGCCAAGAGAATCGGCGGCAGCACGCGTCCAGGATTGACCGAATCCTGCACGCTCAAGACCGCGGAGAACGGCCTTGACAGCACTATGCGAGAAACCATCTGTTGCTTTGGAGAGATCGGCCGAAAGGAAGGCCTCTCCTGCCCGGAGCCTAATCTCGTTGCCAGCTGTGTCAAGAATTACATCCCCGGGGCCAAGCTTGAACTTGGAACCGAGACGGCGATCTGCTTTCAGGATCGCAGGGAACAGACGCTGGCGAACGAGATCTCCCGTTGCAAACACCCCTGGTGGAGGGACGGTTATGATCCTTGTCTTCCCGCCTTGCTCAGCAAGCGGAGTAGCCTTGTGCACAGGCCGAGGCATGGAGGCCAATTCATTGATACCACACAGGGTCGCAATACCCTGCATGAATTGGCCGTTCTCCTCCATGCTAACGCCTGCATCCGCTCTTTGAACAAGGGTATGGTAAATCGGGGAAGCGATGGTGGTTACTGCATGAGTCTTCGAGAGACTCCTGACAGAAGCCTCAAGGGTAAAGTCAAGACGGCTCCCACGCCAGTCTCGGCCTACCATGACACCCATGGCCTGGTCCATGGCCCAGGTGTCATAACCAC